GGCCCAAATGGCTGAGGCTTCAAAGGGCACGCCTGCCATGCCCGCGCGGCCCCTGGCCGAGTTGCGCGTGGCATGGTGGCGCATGACGCCTTGCACGCCGCCGGTGCGTTCAAACTGCCAAAAGCCGGTCGCTGGCCCCATGACTGCCGGGCCGGTGTCCACCTGGTCCCGATACAGAAACCGGCTTTCCTGCCAGCCGATCGCCAGCAACATGCGCTCGGCGGCCGTGCTGTGCGGGATGCGTTCCGCTTCCGCCATGCTGGAAAGCACGGGGCGGATAATGGCTGCCAGCGTCAAATCCAGCCGGGCTTGCGGGGGCAGCGGGTCATTCATCAGCGCGCGCGCTTATCAATCACAGACCATGCCACGCCGCCCAGCGTGACAGCGGCGCCAATGCCGGCATTGACGGTGCTTTCATCAGCATAGCCCTTGGCGACCATAAGGCCACCAAGGGCGGTGAGAACGTGCCGAAAAATGCCCAGCCACATTGCTTGCGTCATGGGTTAATCCTTTCGTTGTGGGGTTTCAAGAAAGCGGCGCCAAAAGGCAATCGCCATTTGCGTGATCACTGGCGCGCCAAGATGCCCCACCATGGCGCCAGCGGCGGCGATGGTCAGCGGATGGCCTTGGCCAATGGAAATGGCCAAGCCGCCGCCGATCAAGCCTGCGACAATCGCGCTTGGCGTTTCCAGGATTACATCAGGCCAATTGATCTTCCGGCGTTCACCTGCGCTGCGGCGCAGCATTTTGGCAAATCCTGCAAGCCATGCCGCCAAAGTAGCGGCGGCAATCTGGATAATGGTTTCCCGGTCCATTATCCACCAACCATTCGACCGACCAGTGCGGTGTCGGCCTCAATCAAATTAGGTGGTGGTACGATAACAGAGCCTGCGCGCACCATGACAGCAAACATGCCCCATTTGCCATCTTTATCCACTTCCATTGGCGGATTGCCACGTTGCGGCAACCAGGCGCCAGCAAGCAGGCTGTCATCTATTTGAGATTTTCCAACAACGGCATCAGCCATGCGCCCAAAGAAACCTTGCCAATACCATTCCTGTGTTTGACTCATAGGGCATTCACCTCAGATTGAAGCTGCGCATCACTCATGCTGTAGGGAAGCACTCGGCAGGTGTTGATCTGGCCATCAAGCGCCAACAACGCGGGGCCATTGATGCCAAGGCGCAGCGTTGTCAGTCCGCTTGAAGGACCGCCAGTCACACCCTGCACCGCACCGCCCGCCACAAACAGCCTGGCCGCACCGGCACCATTCAGCGATAGCCCAAGACGAACTACATTGTTTGCCGTATAGGTTGCTGACATCGCGCCCGTGCTTGTTACGCCAGCCGTCACCCTCTCCGCAAGAATACCTGTCGGGTCAGTGCGCACTGTCAGGCGATTGTTTGCGGTCCCATCATCAACACTCAAAATGCCGAAATTACCGGTGCCCGCTGTGGTGGCATTATTGATAATCAAACTCATTAGCACAGAACAGTTACCGGACGCCGAAATGCCAAGGTTAGTCAGCGCCGCGCTTACAAAATCTTGCCCGCGTGTGGATGCGCCCGGCGTGGCAGATGGCGGCCTTACAAGCGAAGTTGTGAAAGGCGCTATCTCGACTTGAACGCCCCACAGATCCAAATCTAGATCGCCACTAAGCCAGGCGAATTGTATGTCTAGCCATTGCTGAAGGCCAGCCGTGACGTTCGTTTGAAACCGCACCCATTGATCAAGCACCAATTGAGAGAAAATGTTGCTTCCTGCGCCGTCCCCAATATCCAAATTAACCGACGAAGACAGTCCAGATAAACTGCGAGAGAAAATCCACCCAGAAACCTGGTATGAGGTGCCGCTAACAACACCAAAAGTTGGAATGCGAAGCGTTGGTGTATTTGTGGCTGCTCCCTGCCATCTAGCACGCGCCGCTTCGGTCAAGCCATTTGGCGCAACGCTGAAATTAGGTGTGAAGGTGTGTGTTGCACCCGAACCACCAAACGCCCCCCATGCACCCGTTGCGCTTGCCACCGCCACCGGCTGCTGTATGGCATTGGTGGCCTGCCTTTCAATCAATAATCCCTGCTGCAGGCCATTAAACCGCGCCAGGTCCGCCGCGTATTCCTGCCAGGTCACGCCATTCCTGCTGATCGCCGCCGCCCGCACCCCCGCCAACTGCGCGCGAGTCAACGTGAAAGGGGGGCGCAAGCGCTGCGCTGGTGGAGCACTGCCACCCACATTCAAATAATTCACGAATTGATTTGGCTGCGGGAATTGGCCAAACCCGAAAAAATTACTGAACTGGTCTTGAGCAAACAGGCTCACTCACATACCCCCGCCGGACAGCCGGGCGGCAATGGGGCCTGAAGTGAAGGCCGTGCAGGTCAGCCGATACAGCACGCCCGCTTCGCGGTTGGCGTTCTGCACAACCTGGTTCACCGGCACTGTCCAAGCATTGTTGCTGCCATTGGGCATTTGCACATTGAACCAGGTGGTGCCCCCATCCACGCTGAATTCCAGCGCTACAGTGCCAACACCGCCCGTTGCCATCATCAGGAACGGGCCGGGCATTTCTACCGGATTGGTGGATTGGTTGGCGGCGGTGAAGGAAGCGACTACGCGGCGGCTTGCCAAATCCCGGTCGCCTGCTTGTAATTGGCCCATGCTGTCCCCCAATGGTCAGCGCGGCCCCGAAGGGCCGCGCCTGGTCTTAGTCGGTGTTGGTGGCGGTCAGCGCCAGCGCATCCGTCACGTCCACCACGCCAGCGGCGGAAATGGACTGCACCACATGGATGCCGTTGGTTTGCGGCACGCCGGACGCATTGATGGTAGTGCGCAAAATCCAATCGCCCACCGCCAAAACACGGGCCGCGTCATTGAAATAGCCGCTGGTGTCTACCGCTGCTGCAGCGTCCTGGGTGCGATACATCCAAAGCCGCGGCACGCCCGGCACGGTTTCCGGGCTGCCATTCTGGATAGGATTGGCAAGGCTGCCAGCCGGGCCAAGGTTTCGTGCGATATAGGGCATGGATTAAGCCTCCACCGTTGCGATTTCCACAACGCCAAGATTGTCAATGACCACCGCGCCAGCCTTGATCATTTGCGCCGAAAGCCAGCTTGTCTTTTCTGGGACGTAATTGACTTCCAGCGGGTCTTCATGGGCGATAGCCAAACCCACCGCCTGCATGTCGAAGGCGAAGCTGGTGCGCGTGGTGGAAACCAGCGGCAGGCCGCCTTCGTCGCGGTCATCAATCACCACAAAATCGAACCCATACAGGCGCGGCAAGGTGCCATTGGCGACAACGTAATTGTCCACAAAATCCTTGCTGGTGAAGCGCTGCTCCGCGAGCAGGTCTTCTTTGCCGCGGGCGCTGATAACCATTTTGCGCTGCCCTGCTGGCACGGAGCGCGCATCAAACAGGGCCATGGCGCGGCGTAGCTTGGCATCGGTCAAGCCCGTGCCACCGGCGGCGATATTGGGCGAACCAAAGGCCGCGTCCAGCGCAACAATTACCATTTGGTCAAGGCGCCTGCCGCACGCGCCCGCGATATTGCCTGCCAGAATGTCGCGTTCCTGGAAGTTCACCAAAAGCTGGTCCAGCTTGTCGGTATATTCAGCGGCAATCCAATCCGTCAGGGTGGCGCTGACTTCCGCGTATTGCGTGTTCATCACCGTCACGTCACTGCCCGGGATGCGCGGCTGGGCCACGCCGCGGCTAACGCGGCGGAAGCGCGTGGTGTTGCCGATCACATTATTCTTCACCCGCACATGGCTGCGCAGCAAGCCAGCGGATTGATAGGCAGCCTTTACGGCTGCATCGAATTCAATTTGTGCAATTGCGCTAAGGCTCTGGGCCATCGCAAAGCTCCTTCGGAAGAAAGCTGAAACTGCTCGCTTCGGATAGAGCCGCGCCGTCAGGGTCCTTGCGGATGGGCCTTTGGATAGCGGGTCCTACGCTTCGGGCTGTGCCGCCGCCCGCTTTGCGGCGACTATCCCTGCCTATTTCGCCATGTCAGGGCGGCGGTTTTCAACGCCGCCGCCCTGGTGTCGCATGAGAAGGAAAGGCAGTGATAGTCGCCCGATGAAAAAGCCATGGCGCTACGCGTCGGGTCAAGCTGTTTTATGTCACACTGAAAGCAAGCCGCGTTTTTCCAGGCTTTCCAGTGCACGGCGGGCGCGGTCAATTTTTTCCTGGCCACTATCCTTGCCGGCGCTTTTTTCGATATTGCCTTGGATCATCAGCGCGCGGGCATCTGCCACACTCATGCTATTGTCAGCCAGGCTATCCAGCGGGATTGGCTTTTCACCGGCCAGGGCACGCAGCTTGGCCAGGGCGCGAATCCCATCTGCATTGCCAGCTTGCATCAGCGCCTTCGCTTCGGTCTCCGTCAGGCTGCCTCGGCTTTGCAGGCCGTTGATCCATCCTGCAATGTCCTTCACCATCAAATCGCCATTGGGGCCAAGCTTCTGCAATTCCGCGGTGCGGGCGGCCTGGCGCGCGGCGGCGTCTTCTTCCGGGGAAGCGGCCGGCTGCTGTTTCATGCGGCCCAAGGTGTCTTGTAGATACGGCGCGACAATGGCTTCAAGCTGCTGCTGCGTGACGCCCGCCTTATGCGCGCTTTCCCGCACCTGCTTCCAAAGCGGATCATCGGGCTGGATCATTTCTGCGGTCAGCCCTTCAATCTGCGGAAAGGCGTAACTATCCGGGCTTTCCGGTGCGTTGCCGATGCCCTGGCTTACCTTGGCGCGCAAATCCTTCCAGCTTTTAACCATTGCTTCAACGCGCGGCTGATTGGTGACCGGATCCCAAAACTGTTCTGGAATATTCTCAGGCCGCGTGCCTGGTGTGGCGGGGGCAGGCGCGGGCGCAGTACTATCCACACCTTCGAACAAATCAATGTTGCTGGCGCCTTGCGCGGGCGCGGGCGGCGCGGCTGGCGCGGCCTGGGGCGGCGTGGCTGGCGCGGCGGCGGGGGTTTCCGTGGCGGCTTCGGGCGGCATATCACGCATTCTCCGGGGTGGTCAGGAAGGCGAGCAAATCACGCAAGGCGGCCTTGCGGCCTTCGTGATAGGCGGTTTGGGCAAAATCCATGCCCGGAAAATAGCTGGGGCGTTCATTGGCCAGCACTTCCTGCAAGGCGGCGATTTGCGGCGGGTTTCCCAAGGCCGCGCGCAAGCGGTCACGGTGTTCGGCCAAAGCGGTGTCTTGGTGTCTGCTGGCTGCGCTGGCTAAGCCAGCGCCAGCGGCGACACCCCAGCCCACGGCTGCTTCCGCCTTTGCGTTTATAGATTGCGCCAGAAAATCATCGGGTATCATGTCATTGGCTCCGGTTGGGGTGGTGGGGTGGTGGCAGCCTTGGCAACCTGGCCGGCTACCTGGGCCATGACGGGGCTTTGCATCAGCTGCATCATTTGCTGCTGCTCTGCGCCCGCGTTTGCTTCATTCTGCAATTCTTTTTCATCCGGGATCAGGCTTGCCGGCACGCCGGATCGTTCCGCGATAAAGCGGCCCGCCTTGTTCGGGTCCAGCCCAGCCTTGGCCATGGCCGCGCCCATGTCGCCCAAATTTGCAAAGCCCATGGCCAGCTGCATCACGGCTTGCACATCGGCGCGTTCCTGCGCCGCCGAAAGCGGGCTGGTCGGCACAATGCGGATCAGGTCTTGGCGCAGCGCATCGGTCACCCCCACCATTTGCGGTTCTGCAAATTCCCCGGCTTCTTCCAGAATATCCAGGCAGCGGGTGATAATGGGTTGCACCGCATCCACATTCAGGCGGCCAAAAGCGCCGGTATCGCTTTGGAACTGGCGCACCCTTTCAATCACTTCGGTTGCCGTCAGCCCCACCTGCACTTCGGGCGGCAAGGGATTGTCAAACAGGATTTGGCGGATGGTGGTTTTCAATTCCGCTTCCAGCGCCTGGGCAATGTCGAACCGCGCGGGCATGTCCACAGCCCGAAGGCTGGGGCCCATGGGGCCACCATTGGACCGCACCGGGATCAGCGCATTGGGCGTAATCCGCACGGTATCGGGATTGAGCACCCCATCATCTAAAACGGTGAACATGGGCGTGACCGCGAAGCTGGCGGAAATCAGGGACAATTCGCGCAGCTTATTCAGCGTGCGGATATCGGGCAGCGCGATAGTCAGCGGGCCACGGCCATAGGTTTCACCCGGCGCTTTCATCCAGCGCGTGATGATCCAGGGATTGGTGCGGTAATACCGCTTCACCAATTCATGCTTTTGGTCCTGCAATAGAACCTGGAAACACCATTTGTCGCGCTTGGCGTCATAGGTGGTGCATTGCAGTAACACCACTTCATCTTCGGGCTGGTCGTCTATCTTCTTGCGAATATCGGCGGGCAGGGACGCATCCGCATAGCTGCCTAGCAGGTTTCGCCCGGCCATCCGTTGCCGATAAAATATGCCTTCAATGCTGCCAAAAGGGCCTTCGTCAAAGGCCACCAAGGCAGCCGGAACACTCGTAAAGCGCAGCAAGGGACCGCGCGCGCGGTCAGTCGCCAGCCGGCCATTTTCGATCAGGATGGCGGAAACGCCAGCGGCCAAATCATGCGCAGCTTCATGCATGCTGGGATCGAAGTTGGAAGCGTGGATATGCGCGAATAACCTGGCTGTGATCGCGTCCAAGTCTTCCTGCAACTGCTTGGCCTTTTTTGCTTTTGGCGTTTCAGGGGGCAGGTTCAACCTGGCCCAGCGCTGGCCGGGCGGGAATAGCGCATTTACCAGCCGCGTTGCGAAACGCGCGGTGCTGATCATGGCCGTGCTGTCATAGACTTCTGTGATTTTTTGCTGGCCGATGCCGTAGCTGGACCAAGCATCGCGTTCCGGCATGGCATAGCGGTAGCATTCGCGCATCAAATTGGCGAAGGCATCCCGCTTGATTTCAGCGTTCTTGGCGCGCTTAAGCAGCGCTTCAATTTCCATGGCCATGCGTCAGCCGCCCATATTGGATTGCAGCGGGCGCGTGCCATCAACGATACCCACTTCATCCAGCAAAAGGCTGGGGCGCCCGGCCTGCCGCGCGCGCCTGGCGCGCGATGATGCGGCGGCGGCTTCTTCCGTAGCCTTTTGGCCGGCTTCCTGTTCCGCCAATAGTCGCGCTTGCGTCGCCTGCGCGGCAAGCTGTTCGGGCGATGGGCCTGGAATGCTAGGCATTTTCATTTGCGGCATTGGGTTCCAGCGTTCAGCCGCGTCTGCTAACGGCTTGGTCAATGCGCCTACTGCTGGCGCGACAACTCCGCCCATGGTGTTTGCTCCTTAAGCTGTGGTTGGGAAAACATGGCTTGCGCCAAGGCGGCGCAAATGCCGGTAAAGCTGGCGCGGCGTGACAATCCAGGGGCGGCGGATGCCCAGCAAAGCCTTCACAAATTCCACGCAGGAAAGCGGGCCGCGCATCATGGCGCGTGCTTTGGGGCGCTGTTCCTCAACCAATAGGATCAGCGCGGCATTGACTTCCTGCAATTCGCGTATTGCATCGCCCAGCTTGCGCGGCTGAATTTCCATCCGCGTATAGCTGCCCACGTGCTCAGCAATCAGCGTGGCATCCGGCCCTACCATCCGCAGTGCCAGGCAATGGCGCCAGCGCGCATCAAGCCGGCGCAGATACCAAGGCGGGGGTGCGCCGAAGGTCTGCGCCGGAAAGGCCACACACCAATATTGGATGTCTGGCGCGGCTGGCGGCATGGGCGGCAAAAGCCTCATTGCCGGCGGAAGGTTACGGCGGTTTCGCCCTTTTCGGGCGGCGCCAAGCGGCCCGTGCTGGCCGGGCTCTGGTCATATTGCGCTTTGTATTCGCGCAAGATGCGTTCCACATGCGCTTCGGGCTTATCCCCAAACAGGTCGGCGCGGTGGCGCAGCCAATACGCATAGCGCAGCGGCAAGACAACCATGAAGGTTTCCGTGTCGGGGTTTACATCCAGTTGCGGCTCCGGTGCCGCCGGTTGTTCCACTGGCGCCGGGGCTTCCGGTTCTTGATCGGGCGTGATGGTCAGGGGCATTTTCAATTCCTCATGCTATGGTTGAAAACATCAATGCGCGGGGCGCGCATGATGGGGCGCATGGCCTGGGCGCGCTGCTGCCCCCGGCCAATAACTTCGTGATACGCGCCACCATCCAGCAGCGCGTATTGATCCGCTTCGACAAGGTGGCTGGCCCAATTCTTGGCGGGCCTGGTTTCCTGCCGCACCACGCCGGCGGATCGCACCAGCGGATAATAATAATCGCGCGAATACGCCTTGCGGGTGAGCGTGCATGAAGGATCAACGATGAGCCCTGGCTCGCGGCCATCAATCAGCCTGGTCATAGGCAGGCGCAACGCTTCTTGCCGCGGCGTCGGATCATTCGTAGGCGCGGGCAGCACGGCGATATTGGCCACGCGGGCCACTGTATCAATCCAGCTAGCTTCACCGTTGCGGGTATCGGCGCCATGCGCGGCGGATGGGTCGGCATGGGCGCGAATGGCAAGGCCCCGGAAGCGTTCGGCCAATAGCTCTGCCAGCATTTCGCCAAACCGGTTTGGGCCGGTGATCGAACCGCCCGCCTTTTCATGCGTGGAAAGCTCCGCCAGCTTGCGCCACTGGCCATTCACCGCACGCTGCCAACAGCCTGCCGCCGGGGTGCCGCCGGCATCTATGCCGATGATCAGCGGGCGGTCCAGAATATCCAAAGGCTCTTTCGCCATGTGGATATCATCATTGAATTCCTGATAAACCGCCGTGCCGCTTTTGCTAATGCCGGGCAGGTTATGCACCATGCGCCGCGCTTCATCCCGTTTCAGCACCTTCAGCATTTCCGCATAGAAATTCGCGGGCAGCACGCGCATGTTTTCCGCATTGGGATCAAGCCCGCCTGGCTGGAGGAATAGCTTGTGGCCATCGCGCGGCGCATCCAGGAAATCGGCCAATACCCAATTGTCAAACTCCGGAGCATTGCAGGTGCCCCATGCGTGCTTGGGATTGATCCCGATGGTTTCACACGGGAAGCGCCCGCAGCGCGACCATACCCAAGCCAGGGTTTCGGGCAGCATCAAATCCACTTCGTCAATATAAGCAAAGCTGCCTTCCCAGCCGCGCATGGCTTCTTCCACGCGCTGATCGCCAAGGGCGATGAATTCCACCGTCATGTGGATGGGCTGGCCATCGCCGGGGTGCGTCAGCGCCAGTTCATGCGTGGCGGGGTCCCCAGCACCGCCGCGCCATACCCCCATGTTGCGCGGAAACCATTGGTTCCAGCTTGCCATGGTGGTTTTCTCAAGGTCTTTTTGCAGGCGGCGGATGACGCCAAATTTCACCTTGCGCACCCCATCCGGCGCAGCGGGCCAAAGGTAGGACATGACATGCGCGCGCATCAGCCCCGTGGTGGTTTTGCCAGAACCAACCGGCCCCATGAGGGCCGAGATCGGGTTCTCATTTTCCAGAAAGGCTTGGGCGATTGGGCCGGGCGGTTCCCACAGGGCAGCGTTCATGTCAGCGGACCATTTTGCTGGTGTCAGGAAAATGGTGGCAGATAGGCATTTCGTTCCATTCCCGACCATCAAGCTCGCACCCATTCGACTTTGGCCGAATGCCGCCCCACTGCTTGAAGAAAAACGGCACATTCTGCGCGATGCACTGGTCCCGAATTTCGCGCACCCAATCTGGGTGGATCGGGCGCGCGCCTGGGCCGCTTTCGCCGCCGACAATGACCCAATGGATGCCGGCGAGATCCAACTCGCCCAGCGGCCCAATTAGCGGCTCAATCGACAGAAAGCGCACCCGCGCCGGCGTCATGCGGAGGACATCAATTCGGCGCTTCACCTTGGCTTCTTCGACCGAAACACCAAGCCAGATGTTCGGCGGCACGACATGGGAAGACCCGTACTGCTGCTCCATGTGGCGCTGCATGATCTCGGGGCGCTTGGTGAGCACCTGGAATTGATGCCAATGCGCCCGGTCCATGATGCCGAAAACGTCATCAATAAAGTAGGTTGGCACATCCTTGTGGAACAGGTCAGACATGGAATTGACAAAGATGCGCCGAGGCTTTTCCCAGCGCAGCGGCTGTTCAAGCCGATTAGGCCGCAAGGTCAGGTCAAAGCCCGCTTCAAACGGATGCCCCGGCGTGCCGCGCCAGCGTTCAGCAAAGCGCGCGGCGTAGCAGTTATCGCACCCCGCACTGATCTTGGTGCAACCGGTGACCGGGTTCCAGGTGGCGTCAGTCCATTCAATCGCGCTTTTGTCAGCCATTGCCTTGGCCTTTCAGCGCTACCAGCGCTTCATCAATGGCCTTCACCGCTTTGCCCGGCTCATGGCTGGCAATATAGGCCTTGGCCACCACAAGCAGCGTGCGGATTTCAGATTGCGCTTCCTCGGTCATTGCGCCGCTTCCTTGGCCAAGGCGTCTTCCAGGATCGCATGGGCTTGGTTGATCCTGGACCAAAACGGGCTGGCCCCCTTGGCTTCCATTTCAATCGCCGCCGCTTGGTTCAATAGCGGCAGGGCATCCAGCACCGGCAAGCGCGGGTTGATCTGCCGGAATTTCAGCTTGCGCATATAGGGCGCCGCGTCATGCGAAACGCCACTTTGGGCCTGATCTTCACTCGCCACCTTCATTCTCCCCATCCAAAACCAAATCCACCGGAATTTTCGTGCAGCGGGACATGCTGCCGCCGAAGCGCAGCGGCTTGCCGCAAATGGCCCCATCGGCACTTTCCAGCGCGCTTTTCCAGCCGCCTGCCGCACCGCTGCGCGGCTTCCAATGCGTATCGCGGAAGATGCTGGCCAGGCCCGCATGGCTATTGGCCACTGCCAGCCAGCCCAAAGGGTTCTGCGTATTCGGATCATCCAGCGGGCGGTTGTTTACAGTCATGGTTTCAAAGCGCAGCCCGATGGATTGCAGCACCCGGTTGGCGTCATCCCGTTCGGCGCGGAAGGGGCGGCGCGGTTCCCCGCTTTCAGCATCGGCCAGCACCTGGCGCCCGGCGGCAATGGCTATCACCGTGCCCACGCTGCGCTGCTCCCCGCTTTTGTAGCCGGGCATCAAAACGCTGGTCAGATGGTCAATGCACCACCGCCATTCCGGGCGTTCTTCCGCGCGTTCGCTGCGCGTGGCATCCACCACCATGGCCACCAATTCCGCGCGCGTGTCGCTGTCACTGCTGGCGTCGTGGCGCAGCACGTCCTGCGCGGTCAGCAATGTGCCGTATTGGTCAGCCTGGCGCGCATCCATGCCGGCGGCCATCAGCGCTTCCCGCCATTGCGGCAATTCTTCCTGAAACGCATGCCAGCGGTCCATCATGCGGCGGAACACGCGCCGCCCCAGCATCGCCAATTCATCTTCGCTGATCACGGGCGGGCGGCCCGAAGTCACGCGCTTCATGTCCAAAAACACAATGCGGCTAGCGTCTTGCGCTTTCAGCGGCGGGCGCAGCACGGATGCAAACAGGCCCATGAAGCGTGCCGCCTGCGTGATCACTTGCTGATCCGTGGTGGCGCGCATCACCAAGCCGCCACTGGCGGCCAGGCGCATCAATTCCACCTTGGCATTCAGCCTCCCCATTTCCTCGGAGGGTTCGGCTTCATCATGCAGCACCGGCACCGCGTCATGCTGCAACGCTGCCCGGATGGAAGGGGCCGAGGCATCGGCAACCAGCTTGCAGTAATCCCCGCGATGCAGCAGCGCCGCAATCACGCCCATCAGCGTGGATTTGCCGCTGCCGCGTTCCCCGGCAATCCAGCCCTGCGGGCGCCAGCGCAGGGCGCCGCACAGAAAGGCCACCGATATCCAGCCGGTCAGCAAGATCGGGTCTATGTTCGGGCGGCGCCATTGCCAGCGCCCAATCAGCCCCAGCAATTCCTGGCCCGGCCCATCGGGGCCATCGGCCTGATATTCGCGCGCCGGGCCAGGGCGCGATGGCCGCACCGGATAGATGAACCTGCCACGCGCGCCGGGCCGTTCCGTCGCACCTGCGGCCATCAGCGTGGCGCCAAGATGCACAACCAGGTCGTCATCTTCACCGGCCCAAGCGCCCGTGCCGCGCAAGCGGTCTTCGCCGGACCATGCGCCTTCAACGGCGCAAGCATTGATCAGCGCGCCAGCAACATCATCCGGGCGAAAATCCGTGGTCACGCCTTCCTTGGTGGTCTTCGGCCAATGCTTGCGGAGATAGCTTTCATTCGGCGCGAATAATCCCCGCACCACATGCTTGGAATGCTGCTTGATCGGCACCGCGCAAAAGATGCCGCCCGCGTTCAAATAATAATTCGTGCCGCCATCAGTGCCCAAGGCCACCACGGGGCAATCATCAGGCAATAGCCCGCCGCCATTCTTGCGCCGCGCTTCCGGCGCATTGCGCATGGCGGCGCGTATTGGCGTGATCTTATCGTCGCGCGGTGTTGCTTCTGTCACGCTGCTTTCCCCCCAAGCGCCTGGTGCCAGGCGTTGAAATCCTTGTGGCCCTGCGGCGGAAACACCTCACGCACGCTGCGGCCTTGTTCCAGATATTGCCGCACCGCCCTTTCCCGGCCCGCCCGCGCGGCGGGGTTTTCACCGTCCCGGTCAAAGGCCAGGATCAAATCGGAAAGCTGCTCAGGCAGTTGCACATTGCCCAGGTTGCTCAGGCTGATGGCCGCCAGCACGCGCAAGGCGGGATCATGCAGCGCCAGCGTCAGCGCATCTTCGATGCCCTCACAAATCACCACCTGGTCATCGGCTGGCGCCTGCGCCAATGGCCGGGCTGATGCACCGCGCCAGCACGCAATGGCGCCGCCCTGAAAACTGCCCAGCACTTTTTTGGCCGCGCGCAACGGCGCCTTCGTCCAGCGGCCATTCACCTCGGCCAGCCAGGTGCGATGCGTGGCAACGTGATCCCCGCGCCGATTGATCGCCGCCACCATGGCCGGCAATTCTTGGTTCACTTCCGCATTCCAGCACCGCGCAGCAAAGCGCAGCGCGCCGGGCACGCGCCCCAGCTTGGCCAGGTCTATGCCGCGGCCGGCCAAATAGGCCGCCGCCGGCGTGCCCTCGATTGGCACGGCGTCCAGCCAAATCTTCCGCGCTTTCAGCAACCGGCCTTGATTGTCCAATTCCGCTATGCGCGGCTTGGGTTGCGGCACATGCGGACGCACCTGGCGGAAGGCCCGGCCATCATCGCCAAGGCCGAGCCAGGCGCGCGCCCAGCGCAGCGCTTCGGACTTGTCCCCCCCGAAGCGGCATTGCGCCACAAGGTCCAGCGCATCGCCCTTGGCGCTGCCGCCATGAAATTCGCACCACACCCCCACGCGCTGGCCGGACAGCCGCACCCCGACGCTTTGGCCTGGGGATCCCGCCAAATCGCCCGCGCGCCATTCCTGGCCATCGCGCTTGCCGCCGGGCAGCAATTCCCGGCACAGCGCTTCGATCTGCGCATTGAGCCCATCAATGATGGTGCGGATATCGTGAAGGCGCCGGGTCATCCCTCGCCTCTGTGCGCTTCGCACCGGAAGATGAATTTGCTTGGCGGCTGGAATACCTCTCGGCATTTCAGGCAGCGGCGCGGTGCTACGGTGGCCACCGGCTGGGCTGGTTTGCGCCATTCCTTCACGCGCGGGTTGGGCTTGGGCGCATCCAGGCCGGGCTGGCCGTTCACGCAGCCCAGCCGCGTAGCTTGCCGTCGCACCACGCTCCAACCGCGGCCTAGCTGCTCCGCGATGGCTTTCAGCGACATCGGCGGATTGGCCCGCCGCCCCGCCAGCACTATGGCGTCTTCCGCCGCGGTCCACCGCCGGCGCAGCGGCGCGGCCTGCCGCCCCCTGCCCTGGGAAGGTTCGGGGGAGTTTTCCGCCCTACCCCCCGCCCGTAGGGCACCTGATTTTCCGCCATACTCCCCGTGCGGAGGGGCGGACAGGGGCGCGCGTGCGGGCGCGGGGGGTGGGGGGGGGAGGGGGGCCGGGGGGGTCGCGCGGGCGCGGGCGGGCGCGGTCGGGCGAGCATGGGCGGGCGCGCGAGTGGGCTTTGGCTGCTGATTGGCGATTAGCTGCCGGGCAGGCTGAAACCCCTTTGCCTTCAATGCCTTGGGCTTCTGGTTCAAACTGTTGCGGTTCAAACTCATGCCGGTTCGCCTTCGATAAGCCGCTGATCTTGCTGGTTTTCCACCGCCGCGCCGATGCGCTGTGCGATGGCGCCTGAGACCGCGATCATCACCGGCATCAGCGGTGCGCCATCGACCTGGATGCTCTGCGGCAGGCGCTGGTGAAGGTAGGGCAGCGCCTCCTTCAAGCACGTCATCTGCCGGTCGAAGGCTTCCAGCCGGTCGCAGCGCAGTTCCTCGCGCAGCGCTTCCAGGTCCTTCGAGGCAATCTCAAGCAGCCTCTCGAGGGGGCTTCCGTGCTTCTCGATCAGCACGCGCACCCATTCGCGGGTCGCGCGATTGCCAGCCCCTGCCGGCCGGCCTGGTCCAATCCGGGCCGGCGGCGGCGCCAGGTCTGGCGCCAGCGCTGGCTGATCCACCACGGGCCGCGCGGCGGCCGCGGCGGCTTCCTTCACCGCGCGGCGTTCCGCGCGCTGGCGATCCCGGTGCCGCTGCTTCGGGCTTTCGGCAGTCATGCCGGAATACCCCAGTTTATATTCACCTGCCTGAAACGCCATGAAACGGCCAAGCGTTTCAGATGTTTCATAGACAGATAAAGGAATTTATCCCCTTTTTTATGCTTGAAACGGTTGAAACGCTGCGCGCGCGCGTAAGAGAATGCACCAAGGGCGCCACCAGCCCCGCAAGACATTACATGCGCGCGCGAAAACCGTTTCAAGCGTTTCATGCGCGCTAAGCCGCTGAAATCATTGCCGAAAACCTGAAACACCTGAGCGTTGCAATGCGTTTCATGCGTTACAGCGTTGAAATCAAAGGATTTCCGCCCTGCCCTGCCCCCGCAAGCCCTGCCCTTCCGCCAAGCCCGCGCGGAATGTTCGCCTTCAGCCCTGGGGGCCAGGGTGGCGAGCAAGGCCGGGCGGCGCCGCGCCCCATGGGCTGGGGCAATCATGCGGCGGCGCTGGGCTGGGCTGGTTGTTCGGGTGGTGAGGCGGCGCGATGGCGCGCAAGTTCGATGCCATCGCAGCCAGGCGGCCGCCAATCAAGCCCGGCATCATGGGCCAGGCGCCAAAGGGCGAGGGCATGACGGGCAGGGACGCGTTCACGCTGCCGCCACTGACGCGCCGCGCCCGCCTTGATCCCAAGGCGGCGCGCCACCTCGGCAGGGCCGCCTAACGCAGAAAT